AAAAGCATCTCCCCTCCCCCTTCTGACTCCAGAGTTATCTATATAGCCTATGAGTGACAAACAGCCTTCAATTCAATGTGGGCTCGTCCTCCTTCCATTCGGAGAATCTTTCATAGATGTCTGACCTCATCGACGCCGACACCATCGAGCGGCTGACGGGCTACAAGCGTCCAGCGGACCAACTGCGCGAGCTGAAGGCGCAGGGGTTCTACCGCGCTCGGCTGGCGAAGGTGACAGGAGAGGTGGTGTTGGAGCGGCCCCACTATGATGCGGTGGCGCAGGGGCTCGGCGCGGCCGTGAACGCCGCCAATCAGCCCATGCTGCGCAAACACCGCCAGGCCAACCGATGACACGACAACACCCGGAACTGCCGCAGGGCTACACCGCCAAGGGCCGGTGGTACTACCGCGTTCGCCCCGATGGCAAGAAACGGGTGTGGGTCAAGATCAGCCTCGTCGCCGCTGGACTGCCTGCCTTCTATCAGGAGTTGTCCCGGCTGGGCGCGGCCGTCGCCGCGCCTGACCGCATCCCAGCGCTGGTGGCCGACTGGCAGGCCGAGGTGATGCCAGCGCACGCCAAGAAGACGCAGGAGAACGACCGCTGGGCCATGGGGGCGATTGCTGCGGAGTTTGCCGAGTTCCGCGCCAAGGAAGTCACTACGCCGCTGTGCCTGGAGTTCCTGAAGGACTACAAGGACCGGCCGCGCACGCACAACCTGATGCGCCACGCGCTCATGGAGCTGATGCGGTACGCCGAAGGAAAGGCCCACGAAGGCGAGCCCTACCGCCCGCCGAACAGCAACCCGGTAGCAAGCATCAAGCGCATGAGCACTCCCGCCCGTGACCGCTACCCGACCGACAGCGAAGTCCGCAGGATCAAGTATCACGCCATCGTCAGCCGACCGGGGCGATGGGGCGACCAGCACCGCACGAAGTCCGGCCCCATGCTCGCAGCCCTGATTGACCTGGCCTACCTCACCGGCCAACGGGTAGGCGACCTGCTGGACCTGCGCTGGGACAAGCGAGCGGCCACGGAAGGCGGGGAGGTTGTAGCCCCCTACATCGCCCGCGAAGGGCTGTACTTCAAGCCGAGCAAGACGGCAGGCAGTACCGGGGCAAAGGTGGTCATCACCTGGACGCCGAAGCTCCAAGCGGTGGTGGCGCGCATCAAGGCGTTTGAGCGGCCCGCAGTGGTGTCGCTGGACGCCGCCCGCTACGTGATGACGAACAAGGACGGCAAGCGGCTGCTGTATTCCACCTTCGCCACGGCATGGTGGCGGGCCTGCGACCGAGCGGGCATCAAGGGGCTGCACTTCCACGACTTGAGGGCCAAGGCCATCACGGACACGAAGAAGCAGCGCGGCATCAAGGATGCGCAGATCATGGGCGCGCACAGCACCGAAGGACAGACGGTGGACTATGTGCGGGAGATGGAAGCGCAGGAAACAGGAGCGACACGATGACGAACCCTATTCAGCCGCTGGCAACGGACGCCCAGGGCGTTCTGCGCTTCAAGGAAAACAGGATGGTTTCGCATCTGCTGGACTGGGCTCAATCCCGTGGCATGGGCCTGAACGAAATGGCGGCGATGGACTTCAGCCAGGACGACCGGGAGCAATTCTCCCAACTGATCGGATACAGCTTGAGCGGCTATGCCGACCTGAGCTACGTCAGCGATGCAACCTACGGCGCAGCACAAAGGCTGGCGGAAGACCCTGCCGTCACGCACATGGAGGCCAGGATAGCCGAACTGGAGGCACAGTTGCGGGAAGCGCGGGACGGTCTGCGTGAGCCGGTAGCCAAGCTGTTTGGCATCCACCCGGACGACCTTCGCCGTTAGAAGAATCGCCCGCCGTTAGAAGTTGAGGATGGCCTGCCCGGAGGGAATCGAACCCCCGACAACCTGCTTAGAAGGCAGATCGCCAAGTCCAATGAATCAACGACTTACGGAGTTTTCTTCTAACCGGCAGAATGAGAATTGAGGCTCGTTCTTAGAGGGGCGGGCAAACGGCGTTAGAAGCTTTCCAAGCAGATTGCAGCGAGCCTGTAGGCATCCTTAAAGGAGAAAGAGATGGAAGACCAAAACCATAAGGCAGATGTGGCAGTGCCCACCGGGACGGCGGAGAGTCTCACATTGGCCCGACTGCGCGAGACGATGGACGAACTGAAACACCTCATGCCGCCGCGAGATTCGGGCATGAGCCTGTTTGGCATGCCGGTTTTCATCGCTCCAGAATTCCCGAAGGTCAGGCTGAACTACAAGGTCCGCACGAAGTACGGCGACGAGTTCGAGCTTCTGACAAAGGAACAGCAGGCCGAGACGGATGCGTGGCTGCTGGCGACGTTCGGCACCACTTCCGCAATCCCCGAGAACACAGCCTATGTATTTGGCAGCATGTTTGGACAAGGCATTCACTTCAACCCGCGCGATGCCGTGAAGTTGCACGGCTTCATTTAGCCCATGAAAGATTCTCCGCCCGATCAAGCGGACGAGCCCAAGTGAAATAGACGGTATCCTGCCTTTACCGATATTGGCAGTATATCTATCAGATATGGAGAGAGAGATGGAACTACCACCGCTAGATGGCGAAGAAGCCGAGCAATGCTTAGGCTGGCACGCCTTGAACTATCGCACCGCGCACACGCTCCATGCTCAAGAGATGTGGGAAGAACTGGAGAAGTACGTCAAGGCTTGGGGAGAGCAGTGTATCCTGCTAGAGAGGGAGCGCGCGGCAAAGGTGTGCGAAAGCGTCGAGAGTATCGAGGGGCTGGAAGACTACGGGTACGGTTACGAGGCGGGCGCTGGGCACTGTGCCGCCGCCATCCGCAAAGGCTAGATACCGTAAGCGTCGAGGATGAGTCCCACGTTCGCCAAACTGTAGGCCGCGACACAAAGGGCCATCCCGTACCGCCCTTGCTCCAGGTAGACAAAGACCGACTGGCCGAGGTACATCACCAGCGGGATGCCTAGCCAGATCAGCGGCCCGTACTTCATAACGTATACCTACATGGAACGGGCGTTCTGTTCACTTTTACGCCACCATTTCAGGAGTGACGGTGACCCTAGCTACCTGGCCGTACTCCGAGTGATAGGTAATCGCCGTGACCTGTCTTTCAGCGATCCACCCTCCCCGCGATGCGTAGGCGTCTCTAGCAGCCAGGGTCGGATGCTGGATGACCGTCAACCCTGAGTGCTCCTTTTCCTCCGCATGGTGACGGTGGCCGCAATGGGCGTACCGCTTGGTAGTCTCGCCCCAGACCTTTGGGAACTGAGCGGCAAACAGGATCGGGAGCTGGTCGTTCTTCTTCAGGTGCCCGTGGTGGAAGGCAAGCATGGTCTTCCCATGCTGATGGACGTAGTACGGTAGTTCGGAGTCGATGACCTCAACCCGTGGCTCGTTCTCGTACAGGGCCCGGAACATCACCCGCAGCCACACGGAAGACGCCATGTCGTGATTGCCCTCTGCCATCAGGACAACCACCTTTTCATGCTTGGCCAGGGCAAGGTCGATTACCCTGCGCAAGATGCGTACCGCTGTGGACACCATCTTGGAGAACCGACCGTCAGAATCGAGGATGTGGCCGTGCTGCGGAGTGACCGGCGCTACGGCGGAGTCGTAGTGGAGAAAGTCTCCAAGTTGGTTGACGAACCCAACGCGCGAGGCAGGGGATGCGTTGACCATCTGGGCGAAGCAGCCGACAAGCGTAGCCTCCGCGATGCTCAAGTCCCAATCCGCCCCGCCCTCCTTGGCCCAGGCGAGCATGCCTACGTGGCTATCGGTCAACGTGTATAAAGTTGCGAGATTTTTAGACAGGTTCACCGGCACCTGTACAGGCGGTAAACATGGCAAGTCCTGCGCCATCGCTTCATAAGCAGCCCGGATTAGCTCTTGCCTGCGGTCCTCGTCTGCCGTGCTCTTAACCCATTGGGACGACAGCTTCCCATCCACGTACAGGGATGAAACTCCCTTGACCTTGTAGCCGTCAGGAACGGTTCTGGTCAGGTCATGCTCAGGAGAGTAGCCCTTGCTCGCCGCCCTTGCCTTGACTCGTTGGAGTGCGGCCCTGAGCGTCTTGCCATCAACCTTTAGCGCCTTGGCGGCTGCTCTTTGGGAGCCGTGCTTGTCTACAGCTTCAAGGTATTCCAGCTCCCTTACCGTGGCGTATGAGGCAAGCTGGGTGTCCATCATTTCAGCTTGTGGACGTAGACCTTGCCGCCCGACAGGTTGTCGATCTGGCAGGCAATCTCTACCGCCTTCTTGGCGTCCGCACCAGCAAGGTACGCAGCCAGCGCAAGACTTCCGCCAGAACCGATCCCCATGTAGCCACGGTCCATCACGAAGTAGCCCCCGGCGCTGTCCAGAACCCTAAGCCCATTTGGGCCTAAGATGAGTGCGCTGGAATTGGTGATCTTCGGGGCAGGACCGTTCATCCCAGCCCTGTACCAAGCCAGCCACCTGTCGCCCTCCGTAGCCACTCCACAAAAGCCGATCAGCTCGTCTCCGATGCGGACTACCTTGTTGGGGTCTTCCCACCACTGATCCCCGCTGGTTGCCTTGGAGTCGGCAACCATCACCCCTTTGCGGGCGTCTGCAAAGATCGTGGTCATGCGCCGTGATCTTGCGTGAACATCCCAACGGGAACCGCCCCAACGTCGCCGTCCAGATACTGCAGGACAACCACGGGGCCGCGCACTTCCCAGCAGCCGATGTACCTTTGCCCGTTGACCACCGCTACAGCTTGGCTCCATTCCTCCGTATGGGGGAAAGCCGCCCGCACATCCGCATGACACCGGGCCTTCATGATCCGAACGGAGTTCTCACCATTTCTGGCGATAAGCACCTGTTCGTCTGCATTGGCAGACACGGCAAAGCTGGCAGCTACTAGAGCTGCAATGATTGAACGCATGGGAAACCTCCAGAGGGACTAGGGGAACTTGGCTGCTTGACTACGTGACGGCGGAGAATCTCGGATAGGCGGGCTTCTATAGAAGCGAGCTACCGCTTAAAATCACTAGTGATGCGGCGGCGTGGAAAGCAGACACGCGAGCGCGAGAAGGAGCTGATGGGCGGCAGCCAAGCCGAGTACCCAAGGATTTCTAGACCGCGTATGGCATAGCAGGAGTAGCGCCCTGCCCGCATCACTTCTATTGAACTGGGGATGCAATGAGCGGACTGCGACGAATCTGCAAGGCTTACGGCGGAATGACCGTCTCCAGCGGAGACAAGACGATCCGCTACGTGTGGGACTACGCGAACGACGAGCCTGTGCCTGATAGCGAAATGCCCTTCGGCAGCGACAGGCACAAGGCAAGCGAGAAGGCGCGGCACCAATCGGCCCCACCTATTTCGGCCAAGCCTCCAGCAGCAACCTAAGATCGTTCACATGCCGGTCACACTTTTGCGCCAGCTCTCTATGAGCTTCTGCGCCTGCTGCAAGTAACTCTCCGAGGGCAGCGGCTCGCTTAGCTGCGGCGTCTGCGGATTCCTCGCGGGCTCTGTTGGCAAGGTCGAGGGCACCGCGCAGGCTGTCAACGCTAGAACGAGCACGCTCAGCATCGCGCCGTAGAACAGCAGTTCTCCCCACGGCAGCTCTTGCAGCTTCGTCCACGCGGCTTTGGCGGAGCGTTTCCAGCTTGCGGGCGTCAGCGTTTGCTTCAGCCACTGCCACAGTCCATTCGTTCCGTACATTCTGTTTGCCATTACGGTATGCGGTGAAGTGAGAGAAGGCCAAGCCACCGGCCACGATCAGCGCGGCCCACAGCCGCCAATTCAGGAGAAGGGTCATGCCTCACCCCGAAACAGCTTCAGTTCTGCCTGACGCCGACGAAGCAAGCCGCGCTCCACGTTGGAGCCTGGACTGATCCAGCGGACCCACTCAGTCTCTGCGCCGCCAATGTCGCCAGAGTTGAACTTACGCAGAAGGGTGGAGGGTCTACCGTCCTTGAGACGACAGATGCCGTCTTTCCACTGATTGCCCGGCCCCACGTTGAAGATGATGGACACGAAGGCGTCAAACTGCCCCTGAGTCATTTCGTGGGTAACGTGCTTGCAGACGATGTTCTCCACCTCACGGATGGACTCAGCAAGGCGTCTATCGGCCTCGTCCTGCGTCCACCAAGTATCGGGGGTAACTCCCCTCGTCTCGCCCCATCCGCAGGTCCACGGAGCCCCGCCCGTCTTTGGGTCGGGGTAGGCTTTCAGGTGGCAGGATTCAAAGTGCTTGATGAGGTCTACACCACGCTCAGACGTTTTCACTTTTGCCCTTCTGGACTACGTTGCCGGTGATGTAGGCACCTACGGTCCCGAGGATCACAAGGGAGTAGGTAGCGCCATCTATCTTCTGGAACCACACAAGAACAGTCGTCACCAGCCCGCAGCCAAGGGTTAGCAAGAACTTCCTGCCGCCGAAGGTCTGGAGGTTCACGCACCCCTCCACCGCTTGATCCACCGCTGCACAGTGGCGGTTTCGTAGATTCGGATGAGAGTCCACACCAAGGAGGCAAACGCCGCCAAGGGAGGGAGCCAAGCGGCCAGGGTTGCAATCGCTGTTGCAACGGACAGTCCGTCAATAGCCATCTTGGTGTTCTCACTGAGGTTCGACATGGGCCTAGCCTTCATAGGCGGCACTCCAACAGAGTTAGTCAGATGTGCTTTGTGAAGCGCGTTCGCGCTGGTAGGAGCTTTGGCAGTGGTGATGCCCTAGCCCGAGAAGTAGCCAGAGGCCGTCAATACGATCCCTCCAGAATGTGTCGCCCGTCTCCTGCGCTACCTTCCACGAATAGGCAGAAAACGTCATGCCACAAGGCCCCCATCTGCGGCACAGGGATACATAGAACTTCCGCATAGGGCCTCGCACAAAAGAAAACCCGCCAAAAGGACGGGTTGCGTTGAATCTCAGTGGCTATTAAGCTCAGCCACCCAAGGGAGAAACCATGATCCGAGCAGCGGTCTTGTGCGCCTTAATCGCCGGTTGCGGTGGCGGGGATGATCCCGACCCATCCATAGAAGCATCGAGACGCGCTGCCATGGAATCCGCAGAGGAAACCTGCTCCACCCGTACCGGGCTGGGTCACATCTACATCAAGGAACGCCAGAGATTCCACCCTGACGGCTCCTTCCGTGACCTTTCCATCCTCTGTCAGTGCAGGGATGGTTACTTGTTCTGGGCTAAGGGGTAAGATGCCGGGATGGAACCTTGGCTGCTGTCCCTGGTACTGAAACCATTTATCGCCCTGCTGGTCTTTGGCTTGATCTGCCTGCCAGCTCGCCTAGCCGTTCACCGCTGGATGCGGGACGGCAAACTCAAACGCCTGCTACTGCGGCCTCTGCGTAACACCCAGAAGACCTAGCGCGGGCAAATACCGCTGGGAGCTTGGCGCACCCAACAGCCCGACATTGGGAATCGTCTGTGGTGAAGAAAGCAGACCGATGCCTTCCATGGGGTCCAGCAACCCTTGGGCGATACGGTCCATGATCTTCTTGTCAGCGCCGCTCAACTTGCTGCCCATCTGCACCGGGGACAGCAGGCTTTGCAGCATGGTCGATTCCGCCCAAGTCTCAGGCAGTCCAGTCGGCCCAAGCATCCGGCGCAGCATGTTCTGGCTTGCCAGGTTCTGAGCGGTGTTCGACCCGGTAGCCTTCCCGGCCTCCTGAGCGAAGGACTTTCTTCCAAGGTCGCGGGCGACGTTCTCCAGAACCTTGATGTCTTGTTTGGACATGACTTGCGTAATGTCCTTGTCCATCCCGGTCGCCTTCTTCACCGAGTCGAAAGACTTGGCGAGAGCGTCAGAGTAGGCGTCCCCCATCTCCCTGGCAGTACCCGGTTGCATGTACCGAGAGCCAGGCTTGTTCAGCTTGTCCAGCAACCCACGGGCTACGTCCATGCTGTTCAACTGTCCCGACATCGCCGCGTAGTTGTCGTTGGCCTGCTTGTATGCCGGGGCGATCTGCTCCAGCGTCTTCATCAGGTCATTCTTGGTCTGCACCAATGCGCGCAGGTCTTCTTTGCCGATGGAAGAACCGGGCTGGGTCGCCATGCTGATCTTGTTGTCCAGCGCCTTCTTGATCCAATCCAACCCTTGCAGAGAGGTCGTGTCGGACAGCTCTACCCCACTCTCCTTTGCCAGTCGAACGGCGTCTTTCTGTGCCGCTTGAATCGATGGCCGCTCCATCAGGCTCTGAATCTGCGGGGCCATGGCCTTCGCCATCTTCGGATCAACTCCGGCCTTCATCGCCTCGGCGTAATCCTGATTGGCAAAGAGCCTGCGCCCGGCCTCGATTTCGTCGTAATGATCCCCGCGACCAGCAATATCCTTGATCGCGCTTAGGCGGGCGACCTTCTGATCCCCAAGGCGCTGCTGCAGGGCTCCGGCGTATTCCGGGTTATTCAGGATGGTCCGCTCCAACTGCGCCAAGCCAGGGTCTTGGGCAACCTGCGCCAAGGTCGGCTGAGAGCCTGTAACCAGCGGTTTCGCCTGCCCGGCCATCTGCATCGCCTGCTGCGGGTTGGTTGCCGAGCGGCGCAGAACGTCAGCCGCGATCCGCTCCTGGCCCGCCTTCGTCAAAGGCTCAACAAGGCCCTTGCCGCCCTGATAGAGAGCTTGAGCGCCACGGACAGCCCCAAGGGTAGCGGGAGCCACAACCCCGCCCAATCCGATGTTCCCAGCCGTTTCCGCCGTGCTAACGGATGGCTGCAGAGCGCCAGTCACCGCCCCGATTGCTGCCGCCCCGGTGTAGGTGTTGGCCCCCGGGATCATCGCGGTAGGCAGAAGTGCGGCTACGTTCCCGGCGATGTTTCCGCCCATGCCAGCGCCAGTGTTCATCAAGGCGGCATCACGCTTGCGCGATTCTGCAACGTCCTTGCGGTCCACGGCACCAACCCACTGACCAGCGCCGCGCCCAAGGTCCGCGAAGGCTTTGCCAGCGCCAGCAAGGAACCTCTCGGTTCCGCTCATGCCATCGGTCGGGTCCGCAGTCAGCGGAGGAAGGCTGGGCTCCTTCTTGGCGTAGTTCTTTTGGGCATAGGCCAAGACATCGGCCTGAGAAGCACCATCGGGGGCGGTGACTTCATAAGTCCCCCCATCCGGCCCGGTAATGCGGTAGGTTGCCATCAGTTCACTCGTTGGATAGACCAGCCACCAGAAGCGCCGCCGCTAGACTGCGAAGCCCCGCCAGAGGTACGCGCGTTGTCCATCAGTCCTTGGATGGCCCTTGCGCGGTTCTCGGCCTTCTGCTGCTTAACGGCTGCAGAGTCGAAGGGTTGCGGGAAATACTGCTTGCGGGCGTTGTCGAATTCGTCCTTGCCGATAGCTGCGCCGGACTCTAGGCGAAGGACGGCGTTCACAAAGTCGCGCTCTGCCTGCTCCGCCTTCTGTGCGTTTGCTGGGAGAGCCGCGTTACCCACCGACTCCAGCGCCCCGCCGACACCCCACACGTTGCCAAGGGCCTTCTTGGTGTTGATCGCGCTGGGGCTGTATTTGCCGTCTAGGCTTTGGATGATCTTGTCCGCTTCCGCTGCGCGGCTTCCGAACATCGCGGCTTTGCCTTGGAACTCCGTAGGAGCTGCCTTCTTGGCCGCGTTTGGGTCGGCAGGACCACCGGGGATGAATTCCAGACTCTTTCCATCGGCAGCAACCCGATACCCAGCAGGGGCCTTCCCGGTGACGTTGCTTTCCCGTGCCCGCGCATCGGTCATGTCCTGCCCGCGCTTGGTCAGGCCGTGATTGGCCCAGCCCAGCGCGTTGGAGGCTTTCGCTTCCGGCGACATACCCATGGGCAGGGACATACCAGCACGCGGGATGACAGCGGCTTGACGGTCGCCGAGGTTGACCAGTTGCGCAGCTTCAAACTCGGTCATGGGCTTACCCACCGGCTGGCCGAACTTGTCGAGTTGCTGCACCATCTTTTCCCCGTTGGGGCCTGGCACATTGACAAGGCGAGCGACCTCCTGGCGGCCGATGCTGTCGATAGCCGCGTACTTCTGAATCATGTCGGGGTGCATACCCATCAGCGCAGCCCGATGGGCATCAAAGCGGCCACCACCTTGCGGCTGCATCTGGGGTTGCATCTGCGGAGCCTGCATCGGAGCTTGCATGGGCTCCATTGGAGGCTCGCCCTGCCCCTCCGGCATCGGCATGGCCTGCGGCATCCGCTGGGGCATGGCTTGCGGCATTCCTTGGCCTTGCGGCTGACCGCCAGGAGGCTGCATTCCGTACAGGCTCGGCAGGGCTTGCTGGATTGCGCGTTGGCGTTCAATTTCAGCTTGTTCCTGCGCGGCCTTCTGCTGGCGTGCCTGAGCCTCTGCCTGCATGTTCTGAATCTGCATGGCGCGGTATTGGGCTTCCTGCTGCGCCTGTTTTGATTTCGCGCCAGCCTCACCAGCAGCCAGAAGACCGCCGCCGAAGTCACCCTGCACCATTTTCCCGAACAGGGCCATGTTGGATGCGTAGCGGGGATCGTCCGTGCTGGACGCAAAGATGTTGTCCAGAAGACCAGCCATTACCACCACCCCCCAGCGTTACCCATCTGGTAGATACCAGCCGCACCACCCAGAGCACCCATCCAGCCACCACCGGAACTAGAGGTGTTCGTGGTCGTGCCGTTGCCCGCAAACTTGGCGTAAACGTCCGAGGCGTTCTGCATCGGGAGCCACTGAGTGTTCAGACCTTGCGTGATGAGTCCCGACCCCAGACCAGCCGTGGCGAGGTCTTGCCCTCTTTGGGAGGTGTAGAAGTTCTGATCACCCTGGTACTGCTGCAGGCCCCGATCCATGCCCTGGTTGTAGTTCTGCAGGTCTTGGCCGCGCATCGTGATGTCCTGACCCCGCTGACCAACGAACGAGTTCGTGTCAATGCCGTACTTCTGCATGTTCCGGTTCGCGTCGTTCTCATACGCGGACCCGTACATATCGGCGAGGTTGGAGGACAGGTAGTTGGAGGCTTGCCCCAGAGCCGTACCTTGAGCGACACCTTGACGCGACCCACCCAACCCACCAGAAGCGACAGAGTTACCCTGAATACCAAGCAGGTTCTGTCCCAACATCTGGTTGGTCTGGTTCATGATCCCCTGACCCTGCTGCTGCAGCCAAGGGTTAGACGGGGCCGTGGGGTTGAGTTGCGGGCCGTACCCACCTTGCCCCGGCATCTGCCTTGGATTGATGCCCATTCCCGGCATCTTGTCCGGGGCAATGGGGCCAGTGGGCATACCCATTCGTTCCATCCCGTAACCAGTCCCCTTGTCAGGGGCGAACGGGCCACCGTACCCACCACCAAACGAGTTCGGAGCCACGTTGGAGGTGGGCATGGCAGGGCCTCGTGGCATCTGAACCTGGTTGAACCCGTTGCCAGCGATGGGACTACCCAGAAGCCCGCTGCCCTGGTTGAACATCTGCTGTCCAAGGGAGATAGCCGGGCCTTGGCGTTGGGCGGGCGTCTTCTGGCCGGGGGTGGGACCAGTCGGCTTGTTGGGGGTGATGATTGCCATATTTACTCCGGCGCTGTCGCAGCGTTAGGGGTTGATTTCAGAGAAGTCCGCGCTTGGCTTTCTTCTTGTCGGTCTTCTTGTTGACGGTCCTGAGAAGACCTTGATTCAGCATTCCGGGGTTATTCAGTTGCTGGTTCATCAACCACTGAGACTGAGGAATCAAGCCGCCTTGACCGTACACCGGGCCCTGCAGCCACTCAGGCAGTTCCTTGGTGGAGGTGGTGGTTTGTTCCTGCCCCTCCGACCCACCCAGAGCACCGAGCAGAGGGAGTGCGATCTTCATGATGTCGGAGGTAGCCACAGACCCCAGACCGGGGATGTTCACCGAACCACCGAACATCCCGCCAGAGCCTCCAGCACTAGAGCCGGAGCCGAACATGCTTCCCGTGCCCGTAGAGCCGTAGCCAGAAGCAGTAGGAGCGCCCACACCTTGAAGCGGAACCGTCCCATACCCACCAGCAGCACCACCGGCAGCACCGTCCCACGCACCCACACCGGACTGGACGCCTTCACCGAGGAAGGCGCCGTCACCCCCGGTCGCGCCGACAGTGCCAACCCCAGCGCCGCCAGCCGCTGCAGCGTTGGCACCCGCAGCACCAGCCGTACCAGCGTTCACGCCGAAGTTCCCTGAAGCAGCCAGAGCACCCTCGCCCATGGTCGCGCCAGTGCCTACAGCGGAAGTGCCAGTCGTTGCAGGGGCCATGTACGCACCCAGACCAGCAGCGGCCATGGAGGCAAGGACCGTCAACTGCCACCGATCCCAAGACTTGTCGCCTAGAGTGCTGGGGACGTTGCCCCCGACATAATCGCCTTTCCTGTCGAAGATGTCGAAGCCTTGGCCGTTGTACGCCCCCAAGTCTCCATCCCAATCGGGGCGATACGCAGTGGCGGAGTACGCCATCTCTCCGGGCTTTCGCCCAGCACCGTCAACAGCGCCGCCAAACATGAAGTCGTACTTACTGGACGCTCCAGCTTCTTGATCGACAGGGCCGCCACGGTAGTAGTTCCCGCCAACCATGTACTTCTTGCCGTCATCGCCCATGTACGTGTACGTCTTCATGGCGTCGTACAGCTTCTGAGACTCGGCCCCATGAGGGTCGCCGTTGTCCATCCAGGTTCTGGACGGATCAACACCGTTTTTGTTGATGTCGTTGATGTACGCGACCTGCTCCGGGGTCAGTTGCTGCCCCGTCTGCATATCCCGCCACTTGTCCTTGTTGCCCCAGAAGTCGCCAATCCCTTGGTTGTACGGGTTCTGATGGTTGAGCCCATCGGACGTGTAGAGCTTGCTGGGGTCGTATTGGTAGGGGTCTGCCATGTGTTCCTCTTGATTAGCCAATGAATACCCAAGCGGTATTGCTTCCGTTCCTGCGGTACATCCCAGACCCAGAGCCGGGGTCCCAATTCGTCCCGTCAGCGATTACTGTCATGTGCGCATAAACCTTGTCGGGTTCTTCTCTACGCACCTGGTATCTAACGCTCATGAATCCGCTGTTAATCGCGTTGTAGATGTCCTGAATGACCTGTTCCACCGCTCTAGCGTCGTACTCCGCAGGGAGCTTTCTCGGCTTCTCAAACAGGCTCACCGCTTGCCTCCAGTGGTGAAGTCCAGATCAGCGGAGCGGACGCGGACTTGGTAGTACGGGAAGCTCGATGGGGCTGCGGAGGTCGTGATGGAGAGCTTCACCGCCAAGTACCGTCCACCCGTTGCGCGAGCGTTGCAGTAGTCCGTGGTGCCGGGGGTGTAGGTCACTCCCGTGGCGTAGGTCGGGGCCGTGTCGGTGAACTTGTGCGAGCCGTGGGAGACGGTGTAAGCCACCGTGTAGCCGGTCACGGTGTCAATCAACCACCTGGACCGCTGGAGGTTCTTGAATGTGTCCGCGCTGCCTGCGTCGATGCCTTTGCGCTCGATGTAGTAGCTTGTGATCGTGGTTGCGTTGTCATCAAGAATGACCAACCCAGCCGAAGAAGACCCGCCAGTGGAGTAGAGCTTGAGGTTATCTTCAGTGTTGGAGCGGACGGAGATGGCGTCGTTCTTGTTAGACACCGACACCTTGCCCCAAGTGTCGTCTACCCAATTCCAGATCAGGGCGTCACTTGACTGGAATCCAGCCGCTACGGGCGGGTCGATATAGCCAATCCAGACCTCGTTTTGGCGAGCATGGGCGACAACCCACGAAATGCTGACAGCCTCCCCGCTACCCGACGTTCTTCCTCGACCGAGGATGTTCTGGACCTTCCCGATGGAAATGTCCTTCGTGACCCCACCAGAGTGGACGCGAATGTGCCTGTCCCGATCCACGAACACATGCCCACCGGGGAAGTCAGCCACCATCCGAGCGGCATACAACCCCTCGTCTCCGGGGAGCTTGGTGAACTGGAATACATCGTTACCGCCGATGTACCGCATCACCAACCTACCCTTGGTGCCGTAGACGATCAAATCGTCCCCAAGGGGTTGAGCCCAGACCATCTCGCCAATCTCTGGTTTGTCCACATCACCGGCCTGGTTCGTCAGGGACGCGGTAAACCCGTTGTGCGGGACAGTTCCAGGCTCCGACGCATTGCTCCAGCAGATGCGGAACGGGTATTCGACAGAGCTGATCGTCGGGGCCAGTTGGACGATGTAATTCCCGAACGGGACCGAGACGCGGGCGGTGTACGAACCCACCACCTTGCGGATGGGGATAGAGGTATCCCCGCCCCAATAGTAGCAACCGCCAGTCGTGGAATTGAGGATCAGAACACCGCTCAACTCACCGCCGCGCGTGACGCTGACATGGTTGTCGGCGGCCACCGAGTACATCCCGAAAGCGGTAGCAGGGCTAGTAGCGGGGGCAGATGCGACCGTGTAGGTAAAGACCGTCGCACTGGTAACGGTGATCGCTACAGATTCTGCGTTGTATGTCGATGGAGTGAACCCCCACGCAGAGATGATGTCACCAGTGGTCCGGTTGTGGGCGACCGCCGTGGTGATCGTGACCGTAGTTCCTGCAGCCGTGGCGTTGGAGATGACCCGGCCTTCGGTCTTGCGGGTGATCGCGGTGGGAGTGGTGGAACCACCAACCGTGTAGACCTCCGTGGCGTCGTCGGTCGAGCAGACAATGTAGGTGTCCGTCGAGGTGTAGAGCTGCGCCAGGTCACCGCCCGTATTCCCGGTGAAAGACACTCCGGTGGAGGTCGTCCCGCCCACAAGCTCCGCAAACCCACCACGAAAGCGGAACCCGGAGCAGTCGGTGACGAACCCATCCGCAGCCTCAGACCCTAGTGCGTCGGTGAGGCCCTGACCGAACGTGACTTTCATCGCGGACGGACCTGCAGGGGACCGGCGTACTTGCGGTCCTTGTTATTCGCCTTGATACTCCCCATCGCTGCGTTGAACAGCACACCGTACTTCTGCAAAGAGGCGTCATCCTGAGTGACGATTGCCAAGTGCTTCAGGGCACCGTACAGGTAGGCATTGGGGAAGTAAGCGAGGATGTCGTTGGAGGCTTGCGACCCCGAAAGAGGGGTGAAGCGGACATTGCACATGGCTTTGAGCGTCCCGCTCGCGCCTTCATTGACACGAATGGTCGTGCCGCTGATCGTGTAGTAGGCGGGCGTATCCCCGGAGTTGTTCCGCAGGGAGTCGAAGCCGTCAGGGGTGATGTACTTGAGGGGGGTTTTGGTGTCGCCGTCCCAATAGCAGGACCTCATGCCGAGGAAGCCCGTAGGGAGAGGACCGGAGCCGGAGGTGATCGTGATGGATGCGTCCGACTCAAGCTCGATGATCTTGCATTCGATCTGCATTTCCGCTTCGGCCAAGGCGATGGCATCGACAATTTCGGCGGTGAGGTCATCACGCTTGTAGTCGCTTGCGACCTTGGCCTTTAGCTCTGTGTACGTGCTGAACGGCATAGGATGGAAAACCCTTGAGGCATGGCCTGGAACGAATGAACGTCCCAACGGCTGAAGAACTTGGGCAACCACCAGCAAGGCGGTTGTTGGATCAAGTGGGCGTTACGCCCGTCGCTCAAGGTCTTCCGGGCGGGGCCGGTGTGGACCGTCATGAATGCCCAACGCTTGGTCAGGCTCTGGAGGTCGTCCAGGACGTTCTCCAGTAGTTCCGGCTCGATGTGCTCCAGAACGTCAATGCAGGTGACTAGATCGCTAGGCACCTTGCAGGAAAACTCTGGCACTGCGGGGTCGTATCCGAGATACAAAACATCGCAGTCCAGCACTTTGCGCAGGTTTTGCATGGACCCGCAGCCGTAATCCAGCAGAGTCTCAGCGCCGGTCTTTTCAACCAGTTCCGAGACAATCTCCCCGAACTGCAGAGACGCGGTGCCGTAGTTGCCTTTGGCGTGCAGCCTCTCCTGCTCCTGGCGGTACTCAGGACTAATCAGTTGCATGGTTGGCCCTCAGATGCGCCCGAAACCACTTGTCCGCGTGGGGTGCGTCCTTGTAGTGACCGAACCCCGGAATCCCGCAGGTCCAATGAAGAAGCTTGGCCTGGTCGTTGACTCCGCTCTCGTCTGCCAGCCAGTTCCACTCCACCGGAATCTCTCCGATGTACCGCTCAGGAATGAACTCAAACCGATGCAGATAGCTCCCCGGCATCTGCGCCACTTTCTCCGGGGTCATGTCCCGCCAGGCGTAGTGCGCGCAGTTAATCAGCATCACGCTGCTTTGATTCTTCCTCGGATAGTCGGCGTTGGCCGCTTCCATCTTTGTTCCGATGTACTTCCTCGGAAATTTGGTCTTGTAGTCGTGCTTTACGACTTGCACCGCCTTGAACGGGTTACGCAAGGCCCACAGTTCCGCAATGTCAGCGTCCAGAACCATGTCCGCGCCGTCTACAAAGATCGCCCAGCCCTCAAACGTCTGGAGGTATGGGATCAGGAACCGCAGGTAAATGAACCCGTTGGTTCCGTCCCTGTGGCCCTCTCCGTAAATCTTGCTCACCATCTGCAGAGACAGTGGAGTGATGCTCACCGGCTCCGTGGCGTATTGGATCAGGGACGCACAGAAGGCGTGAAACCCGACCTCTTCGCGCTCGTCAAAGCCAGCATAGACAGGGATGGGGTAGTTAGTCACTCCAATACTGCCCGCAACATTTGCACTTCAGATTGGCGTGGATGGTGTCCCAATGCACTTCTTCATGCTTGTGCAAACCCAACCAGCAGAGGATGCGACCTAATGTTTTCAATCGTGTCTTTCCAAGTCCCCACCTGGCGAACCAACGTAGCGCCTCGATACCAGTTCAAGGTATCTCTCGCATACGTCCAGTTCGTCTTAGTAGGAACCAAGATCAGCGAGGGCACTCCGAGTGCCCCCGCAAGGTGATGGACTGACGTATGCGGACCAATGACCAAATCCAGTTCGGCCACCAGTCCTGCTGTGTCGTCGTAGTCCGCTGTCAAGGTTGCGCGGGGGTAATGCTTCACCGGCAACCCGGATTCCTCAATCTCGTCTCGCGGGTCTTTGTATTGGAGGGACACCCAGTCGGCGTCCACGCTCTCAATCAGTTCCCGAAACCCCTCCAGGCCCACATCGCGGGACTCTGGGTGGTTGTGCCTCGACCCACCTGACCAAGCCAGCCCGATCTTGGGTTTCTTGCCCCACGAATCGAACAGCGCCCTCCACTGCAGGCGTCTTTCAGGGTCCGCGACCAAGTAAGGTGTTCCAGGGCAACTCTCAGGGCTCGGCCTGAAAAACTGCGGCAGTTGACCAATCGGGCACCTTGCGTCTAGCTTGTGGTTGTTGGGCCACTCGATTTCTTGTTGCCGACGAGTGCCATATACAAAAGCAGTCGGGAACGACCGTTTGAACAGCCCTTCAAGCCTTGGATCACACTCGACAACGACCTCTTTTGAGATGGCAACAGCATCAGGTAGGCAACTCGCATACATCACCTCGTCCCCGATACCCTGCTCACCGTAGACCACCAGAGTCTTGCCCGGTGAACCATCCCACCTCACCTCATCGCCGTAAACCACCTCTTTGCGGAACTTGCCGCCAAGGGCGTATCCGTAGGCTTTCCAGCCGTTGGCCCAATCACCCAGAGCTAGACTCGACATCCCGTAGGTTGTCTTAGCTCCAGCGTGCTCAGGGTCGAGTGAAAACGCCTTCTGGCACCACTCGATGGCCTTCCCGTAATCCCGCTGCTCCATGAACGTCAAAGCGACGTTTGCGGGGTAGTTCGGGCACTTCCTGTCAATCTTTCCAGCCTTCAAAAAGGCTTCTCTCGCCCTGTCCGACTGATGCAACCCCTGCAGGGCCATCCCTACGTTGTTCCAAGCCTCTGCCCTGTCCGGTCGGATGTCCGCAACCCGCTGGAAGAGGTTGAAAGCCAGTCCAAATCTCTCTGCCTTGGCGTACACCGAAGCGAGAATGAACAGGGCTAACGGGTCGTCCGGGTTCTTCTCCAGCAGTTGGGTCGCCTGCCTGGCTGCTTCGTCGGGGTCGGTCCCGATGAGAGCTTCAATCTCTTTGTAGACGCTCAAATCCGTCCCGAAGTGACGAACAGATGGCCGTACTTGTCGCGGTTCTTGCGAAGGTGCAACCGAAGGGCCTTGGCCGACTCCTTGTAGGGGTTGAAACCGTCCTCCACGATCATCTTCATGCAGTCCGCATCCGTGATGTGGACTACCTGTTGGAAGTTGTTCTTGATGCCGTTCTTGGCATATTCCGGCTCATTCCTGAGCTTTTGCAGACGCTCATAAATGGCCGTGTTGTTCTGCTCGTAGTTGACGCGCAGCTCGCCGTCCTCGACCTTGAACGAGGTCAACATGCCGGTTAGCGGATCAAACTGGCGTTCCATGGTTCATGGTCCTAAAATCTTGCGCATGACAAATACTGTCCAACGCTATGAGATGCTCGATTGCCCAGCCGACATGAGCCCTAATGAATCGGGCGAATGGGTCTTGTATGCAGACTTTGCCAAGGCCGTTCTGGCAGAGCGCGAGCGGTGCGCAATGATTGCCGAGGAATTGGGAGAGAAAGCACCAGACCTATCAGAAGGCAGTGCGTGTTACCAGTGCGCCGCTGCAATCAGAGGCGAGTAAAAGGGGAGAGCCGAAGCCCTCCCCTCAGTCGTTACGCCACCGGCAGATCTTGAATCTTGAAGTGCGCGTCCGGGTTGTCAGCAACCAGCGTCCATTCGCACAGCAGTTCGCCACGGGTCGCGTCACCCGTCTTCGCACGCTCTTCAAACTTGATCGGGCGCAGCCAGGCCACGGAGACATACTCCGGGGTCAGGCCAAGCACGGTACGGGAGCGCATGAAGCGGTCCAGTACCAGCTTGTGCTCGCCAAAGTCCGACACGTACAGGTCAACCCCACCGATCACCATACCTTGAGCAGCGCCCTGCTTCGGGTTGTAGAAACCGGCGAACTTGTTCGCACCAGCGAAGGCCGCAACCTTGCGCTTGTTGAACGAGCCCATCAGGATGGTGGACGGATCGCCACCATCGGTCCAAGCAGCGTCCAGACCATCAAGGAAGTTGGTTTCCGTGAGGGTCGTGGTCGCCGTGCCGTCCGTGGGAGCAGCCCACACACCAGCCGAGTAGCCGGGGGTCGTGCCAGCCGTGCCGCCACCGCCGATGATGCGGTTACCCGCAATCATGGACTCCAGGCCAGCCGAGGAACGAGCGGTAGCCGAACCACCAGCCGAAGAGGCTTGGTTGCCGCACAGGGCGGTTTCGATGTCGCGCTTGAGTTCCTTGCCGCGCTTGGCGATCTGGTAGGCGAATTCTTCCTTACGACCGTACTTGCGAACCTTGTCAGCAGTACCAGAAACCATGACGGTCTTCTTGGAAATCTGCAGGTAGTTCGACAGCATGGTCGTCGGAGCAGCCGTGGCATACGTGCTGTCGTCGCCTTCAATCGCGCGGTTGGCAGCAGCGGCGGCCAGGGTGTCGGTCTGCCACTGGTGCAGGGTGGCGGTCGCCGTCTTCTTCTTCGCCAGCGTCAGCAGCGGAGTGTCAGCAGGCGAGATGTTGAAGATCACGTCTTCGATGTCTTCGGCAAGACCTACGAGGTCGTAGGTGTCCGTGGTTCCGGTAGCTTGTCCCATGATTAGCGTTTCCTGATTGCAGAGCGAGCCAGCAGCGCCATCGCAGCGTCATCGGTGCTGCCTGTCTTCTTCAGGCGGGCCATCGACTGTTCGGCTTTCTGCGCGCTCGCAGGTTTGGTCAATCCCGAACCCCCCGGTTTGAGAGTCTGGGCTTTCGGTTGGGCCTTCTGAGGGTTGGAGCTGCGGACCTTTTGTCCATAAGCTGCGTCCTCCAGGATCAGGAGAAACCGTGGGTCGTGCTCAAGGACTGCAAGGACTGAATCGCGTTCAATCCCCCTCTTGGTCACGTACTCACCCAGACGGTCGTTACTCTCTGCGCCCCATCCTTTGATGTTCTTGCTGGCGAATTCATGGACAGACTGCTGCCTGGCTTGTTTGGCCTGCTGGGTCTGTGCGTCATACGCCGCAACCGCTTGTCCGTATGCCTGCTCAAGACGTTGCTTGGCAGCGGTCAACTGGTTGTATTCAGCATTGATCCGCGTCAGTGCTGCGGGGTCGTTGTGACCCAACTCCTGGACGTTGATCTGCTCATAGGCCGCTAGTCGCTTCACCACTACGCGGTGGTCAGCCAGAAGATCAGCCTGGGCTTGGGCGATCTGCTGCATGCGTCCTACTTGCTCTGCGCGGGCTTCTACGGCTTTCCGAAGATCGGCGGCCTCCTGGAATTTGCGGGTCGCACCGGCCTCAACCTCTTTGGCCTTGGCTTGGATGCGCTCTGCTTGTTCCTTGAGAGCTGGGGGGAGCTTGAACTTCTCGCCCGCTACGTCGATTTCAACTTCACCGCTTTCGTCGGGGTCTTCCTCTGTTTCGTCGTCAGTCTCGGGAGTGGCCTCTTCGGCTTCCGCTACTGGCGCTTCCTCTTCGGTTTCGCCTTCCGTGGATGCGTCGGATTCCTCCGTAGCACCCCATTTACGCAGCAGTTCTGAGGCCGCTTGATCCTCAGTCATGCCGGTTGCGACTTCCCCTGACGGGGCGTGGTCAACTTCGTTCAATCGTCTTCCTTTGCCGACGCATCACTGCGCTGGGCTGCTCCAATAGGCCCGTGTGGGCTTAGTGGCTGGGAGCTTTCAGCCGTCTAACCAAACGTGCGACGAGTCAGCTTCTTTAGCTTGCTCTCGCGCTCAATCTCGATCTGGGCCAGCTTTCCGTCCTGCACCGCACGGGTCAGGAAGGCTTTGTACTTCGTGTGCAGGTACTTGATACCAGCGACTTGGGCCAGCGCCTCAACGTCTGTAGGGTGAACCTCTGAAAACTTGCGAAAACACTCGGCGTCGATGTGCTCCGCTGCTTCCTTGAAAAGCTCGTCCTCAAGGATGTTTTTGGCCCGGTGTCCCCGGTTTACTGCGTCTTGGAGCTTGTCAGTCAAGGCCGGACCTCCTGGCTAACTTCGCGCTCCGCTGCCGCCGTGGCCGCGTTCTGCACACTGGCCTGTGCACTCACCTGCGCGACCTGAATCTTCACCGCTGCATCGAGTTCAGCCTTCCACCGCTGGAATTCCATCTCCCGCTGGTGCTGCTGGTCCCGATACTGCGCATCCAGAGCCTTGATCTGCGCGTCCATCTCGGCGCGCATCCGCTCTCTCTCAGCGTCTCTCGCGTCGTTCTGCGCCTGAAGCTCCAACTCAGCCTGTTTCTGCCGCATGGACAGATCGCCCTTGGCCTGCTCAAGCTGCATGGTGATCTGCGCGCTCATCTGGTCGGACTGAGCCTTACCCTGTTGGCGCATCTGCTCCACCAACACCTCGGGCGGAGGCTGTTTCGGCTCGGGCGGCTTTTGGCTCGGGTCGTCCCAGAACTCGCCAGGGTCTTTGAATCCTGCAGCCCTCGTCAGCTTGGACAGGGTGTTGTAGACCTTCGCCGGACTCGCCAACCCATGAGGGCCGACAGCGCCTTGCAACTGGAAGACCTTCTCCAGAAACGCGATCTGCTGTGGTTTGTCGCCCGTCCCCAGACCCACGGAAACAGTCATGTCCTGGCGCTTGACCCAATGCCTCGGGTCCACAGGAACAAACTCGTTCCTGAGCTTGACAATCTCCGCCTTGCGGGCGTGCTTCAGGGTCAGGGCGTGGACGATCAGGAACAGGCTCTTTACGCCCGTCTCCGCCATGATCCGGGCGATGAACCTGACTCGTTTCTGTGCTGCGGACATCAGTGCAGCGGTCGTGGCGTATGGCGTGTTCTTGTTGATCGTGTGCGAATCGAGCCCCTGGGTCTGCTCGTTCACACCTGTACGCTTCATGCCGATACGGTCGGTGTACTCCAGCATCGGGATGGCGATTTCACCCGTGGTCGGATGGTTCAGCGGGAAGATCGCCTGTCCCGGATTACCCTTGACCCGCACGATTCCACCCGGACGGCTATCCAGCATGTCGTCCAGGTTGACGTTATCCGCGTCGATACCGTACCGTCCATTGTTGGCCAGGTACTGGTTGTCCAGTGCGTTGCGCCACAGAGCCGTCTTGATCTGCTGCAGGTCCATGACCGCATCGGCCAGCGACAGGCCGTAATGCTGGTGCGGCAGCGGAGCGGGGCACAGAGCAACGATGGGGACGAACTCTGCCTTTTCCTTGAGCAGAATCTCCCGGCCCACCACAATCACATGGAGCAGTTCGGCCTTGCCGTCGCCGTCATCGTCGTGGCGAATCCACACCTCCCGCACCCGCACCCGGCGCATGGAAGGGTCGTTCTCGCCGCCCTCATCCATGTCCATGAACGGCTGATAGCGGTTCCGGCTGGCGTCCTCGTAATCCCCAGCAGACTTGCCGGAGTCCGCGATGTTGTCGTCAACCTCAAAACCCTCTTCCCGCAGTTGAGAGATGGTCTTGGACTCTTCGTGCTCGCAGAAGTCAAGGGCCGGGTCTTGCAGGCTCAGGTTTCTAGAGTGCTGTGAAACCTTGATGTTCTCGGGAGCCACGTTGACCAGCCGAACAACGTCCTTGCCGGTCTTGCGCTTGAACGTGCAGGTGTAGGTCTTGATCGGCTCGACCATCCCCGCCACAAACTGCTGGCCTTCCTCGTACTCGACCAACTCCACGCCGGGGTCTTGCATCAGGAACTGGTATTCCTCTTCGCTTACACCTTCGTACTTCTCTTCCGTCTCGTCCTCGGAATCGTCCCAATACGCTTTGACGTAGCCCACCTTCTGCAGCAGGGCGTCGTGGCTCCAGCCGTAGAACACGGAGAACCAGTCGTTCCGTTGGGTGATGACGTGGTTAACGAAATCAGTCTCTTGCTCGGCACCCTTTACGTCCTCTTGAGACTTCGGGGAGAAGGAGACAACCTCATCTCCACCGCAGAAGATTTCAGCTATGTCCGGCTTGATCCACTCCACCGTGTCAAAGACATCCCGCGAGACGACTTGAGAACGGCCCGTGACCTCGTTGCCCATAGGCTCGCCACGGTAATACTCCAGCGACTTGGTGCGATCTTCGGAGAGCGTCCCGTACAGCTCGGCCTGGCTCTCGTGCTGCTCGATGGCAGTAATCAGGGAGTTTTCATCAGCCATGCTTTGGGGGTCGTCCGGGTTTGGGGCGGTTTTGCTTCTCGCGGAGCTTCTCAATCTCCAGCTTTAACGCTGCGATTTCAAGGGCGCACTCCATTTGGTCTTGGTTCAGTAGCGCGATGACGCGCTCCATCTCCTTGATTCGATTCATCAGAGCGATGCTCATATCACTCCTGACTTGGGGTACTTGATCGGCTTGTCCTTGGCCTTCGGTGCTTCGTAAGCAACCGCCATCAGTCCAAAGGCGTCCGCTCCGTGGCTTGACCAGTCGTGCTCTGGACCGAGCCCGATGTTTCGCTGCTCGTCCTTCTTTTCGTGATACCAGCCAAGGGCTTCTCTGCCCGGCTCGGTCGTGTCCTCGTTGAACCACATCGAGGGGAACAGGCGTCTAGCTGCCTCGATCCGGGCCTTTGCAGCGCCCTTGCCTTGATTCGGTACTACCGTGACCGTGTACCCCGCCTGCTTCAGTGCAGATGCGTAGGAAACGTCATAAACCTTGTCTTGCGTGGCTCCATCGTGGGGCAGCCATATCTGCGCCTTGTCTGCCGTGTAGCCCTGCGCTCGCATCCAGGCGATGTGAGTAGCTAGGGGCTGGCCCACCTGTTCGTAGTAGTTCAGCACCCGAATCTCTTTGCCGATGAACTGTGCGGCCCACATGGCGAAGGCGTCAGCCTTAGCTCCCGTCCCGCCGATGTCGCAGAACAGGCGAATGGTCATCAGGGGATCAGCAGACACCCTGCCAATCCTCTTCTGGTTCTTAGCCTCAACCAACCCCTTGGCGAAGTACGCGCCCTCTTGGACCGTGGCGTATCCACCTTCCCAGATGTGGTCGTACTGCTCCGGGCGTTCGATCAGGTCGCGCTGTCTGTCCCGCTCCAGCTTCTGCGGGAACTTGGGGTTGTCCCGCCAGTTCAGCTCAACGATCTTGTACCGAGGGTCCGTGTTGCCCCTGAATCGCTTGTCAGTGGCAGACCCCTTCCGAGCCGGGTTCCACGTTACCCACAACTCCGCGTTCCACCCATCGCCCTCTTCCCGCAATGTCGGAATGAGCGTGACCCAAGCCAAGTCAGTGACCGGCTCAGCCTCATCCACCCAGCACAGGAGAATCCGGCCCTTCGACTTGACCGATGCAATGTTCCGGTCCAGGCCAGCAAAGGCGAAGTTGATCCGCCCATCCCGGCTCTTGATGTACTTCTCGCCTACATCGTAGTAAGCGGCTAGAGCAGGCTCGTCCTCAATGGCTCGCTTGCACTCTTCAAGGGAGCTGTCGTCCAGCGAGTTCATGAACTGGCGGGCGCACAGGATGATCCCCGGTATCCCTGCCTGTCCGAACCTCATCCCCCATACAGCAGCCATCTTGGCAAAGCTGCGGGTCTTGGCACTTCCCCGACCACCGTAGGAGCCTCTTACGTCAGCCTCCCCGTGGAAGACTGGAATCAGCTTCTCAGGAAGGCCAATCTCAATGTCGCTCACTTCAGCGGGACGAGCTTCAACGAGCCGGCAAAGTGAAGCGGGTTTTCCTCGTCACCAGCCAGAGTGACCGGGATCAGCTTCGGGTAGATCGTCACCCAGAAGGCGCGTTCGTTCTCAGGCGTTTCCTGCGCCCAAGCCGTTAAACGTTCCGCACCACCCAATGCCTCGGCTGCGATGGCAATCGCCTCCTTGGCCGCTTTGGTGGTCTTGTTGAGGGCTCCCTTGGGTCGTCCCTTGCCTGCGTTCCCCCTATTGGGGCCTTCTTTACGGTCGTCCATGCTTTAGACCTCCCTTGCGGGTGTAGTCCGGTTAGTGGTTAGAGGCCGACTCCGTGCAGGCGGGGTCGATAGACTTCAGAGTTGGCGGCAGGGGTGAACCCGCCGTTAGTCACCAGATATCCAAACAGGCCAGTGGAGCCCGGCTCAATCTGCTTGTTGACCTGTTCGACCTGGGAAAACAGAGTTGAACCCGTGTCTGCGGGGGAGCCGAGGTCGATATACCCAAGGTACGCAGCCCGGTCGCCGGATGGCAAGTCCCAAGCTGCGTTGTCTGCAATCGCGCTGGCCGGAGTCTCCCGGTACAGGTGGAGGCGAAAGCTGGTCATGCTGGCCGGAACGGCGGCAACGTCAATCGCCAAGTCTGCCGAGGTGATGAGCAGAACATTGTCCGATGGTCGGTCGAACGTGATAACCCCTCCCACCACATCCCCAGCGGTGTAGGCGGTGGTGTTTGCAGGACGGGTGACGGTGGGTTGACTCTTGTATGCCATAGGGCTCCCTAAATGGAGTAGTTGCCGTACACCTCTCGGAAAGAGACGGCGCTTATCTGGATGTCGGTTGCTGCTGCCGCCGCCCTCTTGACGTTGGCAAAAGCCGTGTCGGCCTGCCAGATAGAGCGGTGAGCGCCTACAGTGGTGAACGTCGGCCCGTTGGCACCGACCTTTACCCCGCCGCCGAGAGTTGCGATGCTGTCAATGCGAAGAGAAACCTCATACCAGCGGTTCACAACCAAAGGTTGGCCGATCTGAGATACCTCGGACAGAGTGCCATCAGCGGTCAGGATGCGATAAACACCCGAAGCCAACTGGGTCGCGCTCCCCGTGAGAGTCACGTTCCTGTTGTCCCAGAGCTGGGGCGACTTGTACCGCGACCCAAGCAACGTCCTGAGCAGACTTGTATTCATAGGTCGCAATCAGAATTCAATGCGAACCGTCTCGGTGCCAGCAAGGCGGTTCTCGATGTAGATCAACCCGTTGTCTGCCGATACAGTGATTCGGCTGGCGGTCCCGGTGGAGCCAGTCAGCGCTCCGGTGGTCACGTCCACATCTGCCGATCCGGCCACCTTGACTGCCGACGCCCCGGAGGAACACTCAAGCGCAGCCTGTAGGTAACGCATGGTCCCGCCAGCATCCATCGCGGTCATGTTCAGCATGACCCCCTCCTGCAGATGAGAGGGAACAGGAATGGAGATTGCTGCTGCAGCGGTGATAGCCACCCTGCGCTGATTACTGCCGTTTACCACCACGTTGCTTGCAGCGTTGTCGATGGTGCAGTCCGTGATACGGAAGTTGTCCAGGTAGATGTCGGTGCAGGTTGCACCTACGTTAACTGTCTTGCCGTTGTCACGGCCTCTGACGCGGTGATTACTGCCCACCGTCAGGTCAAACGCATGTCCTGATGGGTTGGTGCGCGAGATGAAGTCATCACAAATGATGTTCTTCGGATCAGGCTCAGTCCCTCCCACTGTGTTGCGGACCTTCAGCGCAATTGGGGGACTGCCGGTTGAGATGTTCCAGAAGATCGTCCCAATCTTCACGCCTTCAGGGGCACGGGTAGCGTCTGTAATCGTGTTCACATCGACAATCGCCGTGTCAACGTCATACAACCCATTCCCGACGCTGGCCTCGTCGCGGATCATGTCGATCTGCAGACCTCGCACAACACCCCTGACCCGCACGATGGAGTTAACCGTGCTGGGCGTGGCCCCGTCAAAGTGAATCTCTTTGATGTGGATGGAGTCGGCCAGAACCCCGGCCTTGCCCATGATGTCCACCATCGAACCCGTGAGATACGCGCCGTAAATCTTGCCAATGCTGATGTCGTTCACAGCAAGCGCAGCGACCAGCCCAGACTCGATACAGAACGAGGATTGGTGCTTGTGCGCCTCGATCAGCGGGATGTCTATGTGCGCGGCCAGCGGGATGTAAAGGCCATACGTAGCCAGCGCATCCCCATACAGCTTCAAGCCCAACGGAGCACGAATGCTCTCGGTTTTCTCTTCGTCAACGATGTTCCCAAACTGAATCTGGGCCGTCATGCTCGCCGTAGCGATCAGAAACCCTTCCATCAGAATGGTGCAGTTGTTCTCCGGGTCGCCAAAGATCAGTGGGGCCGTTTGATCCCATGCCAACTCACCAAACCCTGAAATCTCAATCGCCGCAGGGTCGGACGGCTTGGGGGTGGGGATATACAGCGTCCACTGGCGATTAATCTCCAACCCCTTCTTGAGGAAGTCGAACTTCGCGTTTGCCGTGGCACCCTCAAACCATGCCAGGTTGTAGAAGTGGGAGGTGATAACCACCGTCCCCGCACCCGTGAAACAGACATCGTTGCCTGAAATCACCTGATCTACGGTCAGCGTCTGCCCAGAATCAACCTCAATGACAGCACCGTTGGCGATGAACACCCCAATCGTTGTATCAGCCGAGATGCGGTAAGTCTTGCCCTCATCCCCATGCACCCGACCATTTCCAGAGTTGGCGGCTAGAAGCGCGACCCTGTCGTTGGTCGATCCATCCCCAACCGCTCCCTCGTCGCCGGGGGTAATCCCGATGGAGCGCAGTTTGTCCTGAACCGAGCGATCCGACCCCGACCCAGGGTCGTAGGTAATCTCTCCAATCGGACCAACTCGCAGACCAGACAAGGAGGCTCCAAATAAAAAGCCCTCGCTAGGAGGGCTGTGAAGTTCCGATAGTGGAACGGCAATATGCCGGGGAAGCTCTGTGACGAGGTGGCAGGACTGTGCTGCGCGAGCGGCGTCCCCCTAATGGTGTCTAACGAGCTTCCCCCGTGCTGGGGTGGCGGGCGCCAGAAAAGCGAAAGGCCCGCCGAAGCGATCCCTTTGTGTTGGTGCCGGTCTTTCCCGGCTGTCCGATCGGCATATGCCCTCAGTTATTCCCCGACTTGGAGGGCTCCACGAGACTCTTCCGAGTTTCACGCCATCTCAGGCGATCATCAGTCGTTTAGTTGTCGGGCTAGCTATCCCATGTACCGATCCGGGGACACACGACTTTTAAAGGCACCTGTCCCACTGACAGGCCCCAATTATTTTCGACGGAACGCCCGTCACTTTGTAGGTCCGCGCATCCTACACTAAATAATTCCCCTACGCCAAGTACCGTTCGTCAGGTCAAAGCTCCATCCGGGGAGCCAGCATCGCCATAGCCGCACTACCTGCCGCAGCCTGTGCCCGGTCTATCTCCTGTGACAACCACCGGGCCAGGTCGAGCGTTTCATGGGGGAATTGGCGGTCGAAGTTCAGTTTCCCCGTGGCTAGGCAGTGGGAGCACTCATCCCCTTGGATCGGGGTGTCCTTGATGACCGTGTACCCCGTCCCTCCGCAGGGCAAGCAGATGCCGTGCCGGTAATATGCCAAAACAGCCTTAGACAAGTCTTCGGCCTCCACACGGGAGAACTTCAGCCGAAGGGTGCGGGAGCGCTTAAAGGCCATCTCCGTCAGCTCCACCACCACCGGGCCGGGCTTGCCATCGGCAAACAGGCGGGTCAGGGCGATTCCTAGGGCGTGCCCGTTCTTTGCTGCCAGCCCAGATGCTCCCAGAACATCCGTATCTGAGAAGGTCGTCCGCTCGTCCACCGTGAGGTTGTCCGAGTTGACCGCTTGGGCGTAACGTTCCGTGATTCTCATTCCTCTGCCCCTCTCTTGTAGTTGTCAGGCCAACTGGCTGGAAAAGGCTGTCTGCGCCTCGCGCATTACCCTGTTCGCTCTGTACTTGCGGTTCAACTCAGAGCGGCGCTTGATCGGTTTGCGGGCGTCCTTACCCTCTCCGAGTGCGAATACCCGAACCGTGCACCGTCCAGCCGCGTCCAGTTCCCAGCCTGATATATGGACTACCCCACGGCGGTACATGGCGCGCAGGGTCTTCTGGGTGGTCAGGAGAGCCATCCCGCTTGAGTCGGCTATCTCTTGAGCCGTGCAGGGGCCGCGAAGCAAGTCCTCCAACATGATGGAGAACATGACCGCATTGAGCTTGACTTGCTTCTTACCTTGGGGCGGTGCCATTACCCTTGCGCCTCCATCAATTCGCGCACAGTTACGCCCAGAGGCACCTTGCAATCGTTCGTGACGCCAAACTGCACCGGCTCGTCCTCGCTGGAGGGGTAGCGGGAGACATAACCCTGCTCCGTCATGCGGTACAGGTGGGAGTGAAGGTCTTTGCCCAGACGGGTGGAGATTTCCTTGGAGGACCAGCGGCCTCCTTCACTGAGCATCAGCAGCCATGCTGCTTTGACGTTTCCTGTTCGGGGTCTGTAGCTCACTCTTGTTCCTTCTCTAGCTGTTTGCGCTTTTGCTTGTAGGTTTCGCGGATAGACCTAAGTTCGTCGGCGGTCCACTTGTGGGGGGTGTTGTCGTTCTCTAGGGCTTCAACTGCTTCAAGACCGACTCGCGCAATAAGACCAATTCGATAGTCAACCGCCCGACCAGCTCCATAGCGGTTGCAATGTTTTGTCTGGCCGTTGGCGTTAAGCTCGTTGAATCTGAGGTGCGAAGCAGATCCAACACTTCTGTAATGTCCGCAGTCAAAAGCCCCGCCAACCCCCGCATCATTAAGAGATCGTCCGCAGCAGATGCAGGGCTGGCCTTTGTCTCTTTGTCGGATGTACGCATTGAATTCCTTCTGTGCTGCCTTAATCAGTTCTGGAATCGTCTCCAGCGCCCTGCGCCTTGCTCTGTCCGTCGCCCTGTCCACCTTTCGTCTTTTGGCGTCGGCCTTGATGGCGGCGGCTTTGGCTTTGGCGGCTTGTCTTTCGGCCCATCCATCGATGCAATCAGGGTGAATCCTTTGCCCCTCTAGGAGCTTTGCCTTGCACATCGGGCAGCGGGTGCGACGGAGCATTACTGGCTCAACTCCACCCCGTTAGTCGCCGCCCAGGCGTGCAGCCACTCCACAAACTCACTAGCGTCCTGCTTGGTGAACTTGCGGGACTGCAATCCAATCTCCACCACTCCATCCCCGGTCAGGTTGGGGATGACCTTTCCCCTTGGTCGCTTCGTCTCTTTAGCGAAGGCGTCCAGCAACAGGCGCTTCCAGCTCTCCGCGTCCCACTTCGATCCAAGGTGCGAGGCTTGCTCCGCGATTTCCTCGATCACGACATGGAACTTCGCGTTCTGGTCTAGCGTCCGGCGGGGGCGTTCCATGACTGCGCTCACTTCCTGCTCCAGTTCTCATAAGCAGCACGCGGGGTAGGTCCACAGGCCCAAGTCATGGAGGACTCAGCCAATCTCCCACACCTCCACCAACCTCGATACAGCCACAGGCGAGGCTTGGCAGGCTTGGTGTCTTCAAGAAGGCTGACCATGCTCGGCTTCCTTTTTGTCGATAGCCCTGCGTACCTTCTCCTGCATCCCGGCAAGGCACCACGGCTCGTTCTTCTCGTACCAGCCAGCAGCGGACACGGCATAGGCTTTCCCCGCGTGGTCATAGACCCAGCGAAGATGAGCCCAGATCGCGTCCCAACGGCTCATGTCCGCACCACGTCAGATGCACCAAGGCGCAGTTCGTCAAGGGTGAATCCGGCTTGCTCGCTCATCTCCTGCCCAGCGCCAGGGGAGCGGAACGGGCTGGCGTTGGTGACGCCGTCAATCGTGTAAGCGCGTCCTGCAATCATGTTTGCCAGAAACGGGAGCGGCTTGCGGTGCTCCACCTCGATGATGATTAGGGTCTTCATGCTGTCTTGAGCTTTCGTGCGAAGTCGCGGACCTCAGCGGGAATCGAGCGGGTGTTGCTCTCGTTTGCTTTGAGCTTCCGTGCCGTCTCTTCGGCGGTTTCGTAGTGCCTGGCTTCGGCGGGAGGGGCCGAGCCGTTGACCGTCTTGCCGCGCAACTTGGCCCAATCCTCCCGAATGGCCTCCATGAAGGCGTCGTCCCAGCTCACGTTCTCGTAAGCCTTGGCTTTGCACTTGGCGATGAATGCCTCCAGGTGCTGCTCAAGCTGCCCGTACCCCTTGCCATCAGCCCACTTCCGCACGCGCTCCGAGATTCCGAAGTCGGCGGGGATCATGGTTTTGGATTGCTTCTTCGGCTTGGATGCGGGAACCGGCGCAGCCGGGGGTGCGGTGTATCCGCTATCAGGAATCAGGAATCCGGTATCAGGAGTCAGGGGGTTAGGCTCTGGTGCCTTAACAGTTAAAGACCTGTTAACTAACGACACTTCGCCAGTTGCGTATCCGTTCTTTCCCCGAACGTGGACGGTGTGCATACCGTTCTCGTCGGGGTGGTCACTGTCTTTCTCCGTGCCATGGGGGGTCTGGTGCTTTGAGAACGCCACGATCTGGATGAGCGCCAATCCGTTTGCTTGGTAGCGACGGATGAATCCCTCGCCCTCCAGCCAACTCAACATGGACGCAACATTCACCCCATCGCGGTACGGGAACAGTTCGGCCTTGATCCGGAGGGGCCTGTCCTCAAGACGGCCCTCCCGGTCGGCCAGCAGCCACAAGCCCTCAAACAGCAGGGTGTAGAGCGGGTCGGCCACGCCAAGAACCTCGTTCTTGAAAAGACCTGGCTTGATGTTCCGTGCGCGTGCCATCAGGGTTCGGCGTTAAGCCAGTCGTTCGTCAGGTAAGGATTTGCCGGTTCTTCAGTGCTCCGCGTCTCAACGTACAAGGCCGGGTAGAAGTCGATGTCAACAAGGCCGTTCTTGTATTCGTTGAACAGGAACAGCGGCGCTATCACGCTCATGGGAGCCTTGAAGAACTCCCGGCGCGTGTTGCAGCGGTATTCCTCCAGGTACTTGTGAAAGCGCCGCTCCCACACATCCGGGTTTTCAATGTCGATGTAGCCAACGACCGTGAACGGGTGCGGGACGCCGGTTGTGGACAGTTCCTCGGCCCGCTGGTGCGGTGACTTGTGCGTGTGCCCGATCTTGTAAAGGCCCGGCATAGCCAGATAGTTGTCGATGCAGTAGACGAACCCATGGGCCATTTCTACTCCGTGCGCCAGACGCGAACGCTGTCGTTGTCGATGGTGCGGCTGGTGAACTTGGCGTTGTGGACCTGCCTAAAGTAGGTCGGCAAGCCTCCCCGCTTGGCCTTCGGCCAGACGAATGAGTCGCCGATTTCCATGGTCCTAAGCGTCTGGAGCAGGCCGCTCTTGGCGAACGCCTTCTCCGGGATCGGAATGCCTTTTTCAAGCTCAATACTCATTGCGGTTTTCCTTAGAAGTAGTTGGCGTTGGCTGCGCGATCAGGCGGGCAGCCGAAGTACCGCCCATATGGCTTGCCGTCGATGGCCTCGCGGGTGATGCGCCAGCCGCGCTCCCGCATCTCGCTCATCCTCTTGTGGACGGCGGTGGACATGGTTGCGGCGATCAGCTCCGCAGCGGTCGCGCCCTTCTTGCGCTTGAGCAGAGAACCGATGGCGTCGTACTGAGTTTTCATGCTTTGGCTCCTATGGAAAGGCCGCGCTTGTGCAGTTCCACCATGCAAGCGGCCAGGTTGTGAATCCAATCCGCCTTGTCAGCGTTGGTGGTGGCGATCTGGAATTGCGCGTAGCAGAGCTGCTCCAGCTTGCGTACAGCCGAGTCGGTCATGTCCGACAAGGTGTCGGGAATCAGTCGGTCAGGCTGCTGAGCTTCCGATCTGCAAAACTCAGGTGCCGGAGAATCCGTCTCGTCGCTGGCGTCAAGGGAAAGAGCGGGGATCATGTTTTGTCTCCGGGTTAGAACGCGCCGGGAGCGACCTGATAACAGGTCAGTCCAGCGTCACGCCACATCTGCACTACGCTGTCGCGGTCCTCAAAGACGGCGGCGATGCGGCCACGATCCTCTGGCAGCAGGCTGTCCAGCCATTCCCGCTTAATCACGTAGTCGTGCCGGTGGTCGC